GCAATTACGAGCTGCTTGGCTCTGCACTTAAAAGGTTCGGCCTATTGGGAAAATTCCACCAGTGAATCTAATCACTGGTATAAAAACCAACAGACCTTATCTAAAAAGTCAGAGATCAGATTCACTGAAGAACCCAAGTAATTCCCCGCCACTGGGCATACACGGCCCGACCGTGTATCTTCAGAAGAAGATACACGACGTGTATCTTCAACTATGAAGTGGCGTTGCGCTACAATGTAGCAAACAGTTTAACGACATGAAGGTCGTGATGTCCTATATAGGCGTTACAGAAGTAACGTCTGAGAACATCGTAGGAGGCGCACCAATAAAGAAGAATAATGAAAAATCTTCTCCAATTGATGAATTAAATTCAAGCCAACCAAGACCATTGTTATCATTCTGCTTAGCAGTTACATTGATAACATGGCAAGGCTCTTCAAGAATATTTTCACTTACAGCACCGGTACCATTACATTCCATGTAACGATATCGATGATAAAAAGGAATTTCATATTCGAGCACTGGGTTCACATCAGTTGCTACCTCAGATGAACCACCATGGGAATAGCTATATGCTTCCCCATTTGCCAAAAATCTTTGGGCTAGCTGGCTGCGTGTAGTAGTAGAGTCCAACAACAGGGTTTGAGACGATGTCTCAATAGAATTTGCTGAAGCTCGACTCACGCGTAATGCAGCTGAATCATTAAGCTGCGTATATGCAGCAACTTTCCAGCGCAAACCTCCTCTGTATCCTACATATGCACTCATTACATATCTAATGTATGTCATAGCGCATATATTATAAATGATGGCACCGGATACTGGTGTTAAAGTACCACCAACTGAACTACCATAAGGTAGTCCAGGGCCGTTGGGCAGATTACGTACAACAAATTCTGTTAAGTAAACTGCACCTCCAGCGGGAGGTGACGGAACAACCGTCACATCTAGAGAGCGATGATAAATATATCTTTTCATAAGTGAACGAAAAGAAACAATATGCTCTCCAAAATAAACCTGCGATTGCTCTAACTGTAAAGTTTTATAATTTCCATTTAAAACATACATAGAGTCTTGCTCTGGCATATTCTCGTTGGGAGTGATAATTTCTTTCATCCCCGACTGTGCCAGTGCTGGAGGCCCAGCAGGTTCATCTAAACGCGAATAGGAAATTCTATTTATATCATTAGGAGCTTTAACCTCAAATGAATCACCTGCGCTCATATAAACGTTTATTGAAACGTTTGCAGAGTCTGTAGGTGCGGCCAATTGATTTACAACATAAACTTGTAATACACCGTTTGACCTAGAGGCATAGCCACCAGTGGCAAAACCAGAAACAGGACCTAATCGCGAAACGTGATTAAATGGACCAATTTGAACACGCCTATAAGCGTCTTCTTGAGTCCAATTAACTTCAAAAGTAACATCACGTTCTTCCGCTATGTCAATAACATGGACAAAGCGGTTATTTGTGTCAACATTTGTACCTTCAGCCCAAGGGGTTGGTTCATATACAAACATTAACCGGCCTCTATGAAATTGCGAGCATACTATCTGAAATCTGACTCTTAACGAACCAGTCCAGTATTCAAAAGGTTCAGCGATGAACCCAACTGGAGTTTTAGTATGTGCAGCATTTCCACCATCCGCACCAACTACTGGTGTAAAGAAACTAGGAGAGGTGTGTGGATGTAACATCAGGCTGTAAATACGGCCCTCTGCTTGAGTAGTGCTGAGATTCCAATTAAATGTATCAATCCAAGCCTCCTTTTTTAGTAAATAAGCAAATGACATTTCGTCATCTGCAGGTAAACCAAGAGTAGCTGGATCAATTGTCAATTCCTGTTTAGGATCTAAAGACAATTTCATCAATGGGTCTGCACCAGTGGTGTTAGCCAAATTACCCATCGGCTGTGGACGTACAAACAACGTGTCAGTCAAAATGGGTGGCCGAGAATAACCAAAAATCTTTGCAACACCTGCAACAGCAGATGCAGCAATATTGGTAGCTTTTGCAAAAGCACCAATGTATGGTATCTCGGTGAAATAATTGGCATAACTAGCTAGCGTGCTAGCTGGAGCCGAAATTAAACCATTACTGTCATATTCGTCTGCACCAGACTTGGCTGTAAATTTAGGTTTATTTTTCGATTTGCGCATCTTAACCCCTGACTGGGGTGTAACAGTGCCTTGAGATAGACCCGCTAGTTTAGCATTGGACATCCAAGCAAACATAGTTATTTCAACAGGGTCTGTGGCACCATTCGCATGTGCAAGCGAATTAAGCTCCCAGATCTCTATCACTCCCATACGTCTAAATGTAAAGGGTTCCATGAGATCTATATTATTACCGGCCGCAAAAAACGGCCAGGTAATATGTTGGGGTTGGTTAGTAGACGGATCAATAAACACGTGAGGACGCTGTGAATACAAACTTTGCATACATGGCATTGTCCTATCCGTGTTAGCTTGGTCATGAAAATTAGGTGAAACTAATTGCACTTTTGGACCAATATTTAACGGATTGTTATCATATATTGAAGGTCTGACCCCAAAGAACATACGACCATAATGGAATGGTGAACCATTAACCATGATCTTAATGTTCAAATTGCCCTGTAATAACTTGAAAGTTTCAAGCTTATTTAAAACACGAGGATTACTTAAAAATAAAACCCACGGGTTAATCTCATTGACATAAGCTGGCGATTCACCAACTTGCCAAGTTTTAGAGAAAATCTCGACAGGACGTTCGAGAAAATGCTCTAAACCATCTTCATCACCGACTTTGGACATTCCAAAGGTCGGATCTGAGATTTGATCGCCGATTACCAAACTATATTGTTGAACGGCATCACTAAATTCAAGATTCATTTCTGTTTCATTACATGTGTCTTCAACTTTGACGTTGGCAACCTTCTCAGAACCAGATTGAACCTGAATTACTTCATCTTCTATTTTGAGTCTCCTTTCCTCTAGTTCACGTTTGATCAAATGATCTACATAAACTCGAGCATCCCTTGACTCAGGGTTATGATAATAACAATGTCTGCAAACGCAGATTTTGTCACCAACACAACAGTTGGATGTTATTTGGGAGGGTTTGGTTTTAAGTTTTGGCTTAATACTAAACATGATAAATATATTGTACAAATGGTCTATATGACATGCGGCAATACCGCTAAAGTGCATTCAGCTAGTTTTTAGACATTTCGGTCTCTGTAGTTTTAGAACTTCTCGGTTCATCGAACAGTGCTAAGTACTGTTCATCATATTTGAGAAGCTTGCCATCATTTAAGTATGGTCGCAACTCATATTTATCAACGAGCGAATTTAAGAATTCAAATTCTTTATCACATCGTTCTTTCCCATACTGGAAATACTCCCTATTAGCAGCACTGATAACTTCAGCGCACTGATGATCGAAAGTAATATTCCCGTTGTACGTTACAACAGTGAGCATCTTAATAATAGATTCCTCTGCCAACGGACAACCTACTGTCCCCTTCCCGTGAAGACCAATTATGAATTTCCTCTTCAGGAAATCCAATTGACTCACTTCTATAAAAGGGACAATTTCTGACTCTTTGTCAGCTGTGGTGTAAATAATTCCATATTTAGCTAATGCATTGGAAATATTCACGTGATTCAACCATTCGTATCTACACGACATGCAGTTATCATCACCATACGTAAGTATTGAGCAATAATCTAAGAAATTAGAATAATCAATGCGCTCGACACCACGTTCTTCTTCAATAATCATTGAAGCAATCATTATATACATAATGTTGACCATGCCATTAATCACTGTAGTAAGAGAATGACCAGAAGGATTGCTACCTTCGGTTTCTATTATAGTTCCAAAACAATTGGATACAGGATAACAGATGTCTGTGGCTATGCCACGAGCGACACAAATGTCACTCTCACTCCACCCATTATCACGCATAATGCGTAATAAGACATTGAAAGCTGCGCACATCATTTGTGCTGACATACGCTTATCAAATTTGGAGTAATCGCCTGCAATGAGGCGTCCGGTGCCATGCCTGGTTATATGATCGTAAAGAACTTTCCAATCATTACCATAGCAATTTGCACCAATAGCCATACCAAATTTATGGCGAAGTGGACCACTAAACAATGGAATGCACCACAGAAAAAACTGTCGTTCCAATGCGATAAATGCCGCAGGACCACTATTAAAAATGCGACACTTTTGTTTACGCAACTTATCATGTGTTATGGGTTCATCTTTAAAGTTGAAATCCCAAATGATGTTATTACGCTTACCTTCACGATAATTATGAAGCATACGTTCGTATTCCTCATTAAGATCATCATTAAAACCGTATCGAACATTGTGTTCTTCGGTTGGAGGTAATTCTACTAAAATTTTACTTTTAGGTCCTTTATGGCCGAAACCACCTGACGTTTTGACAGGCATTCGTTCCATATATGCTATACCATCTATGCCATTAATGGCACTGTCCATATTCAATGGACAAGGAGATATTAGCATTTCATACTCTTCAATGGTATTCGAATACCATTCATAGAGTGCTTGCTCAGCACGAGTCACATACGATTGAGGAAAAATTAATTTCTCAAACATAGGATCTACATTATTAATTGTAGCTTGGTGTGAGCTTATACCCGCAGGAGATATGTGCATTGGCTCTAACAAATCATAATGATCTAATACGTCTTGACACATTAAAGTGTTCTTGACGTTTGTCTTCATTTTACGCCTATGCGTATTAATTGAACCAAACACTATAACTTCGCTACCTGTAGTGTCTCTAATGGGACACTTCTGGTGTTGAACAGGCTTAACTTGTAGGTCATACTCACAAATGTAAGTCTTACCTAAATCAAACCCGTCATATGAATGCGGGATGAAAGTTGAGTTATCACTATCCATATTAAACAATGGACATGCAAATGCAGACGTGGCATATCTGCCCTCAACAACTTTGGCTGCAACATGAAATCCTGCAACCACTATACCGTTACGTCCTCTTAATATATAAGGACCACCACAATCACCATATTGTGTTGGAGTGTCAACGTACCCTTTATAACCAGGATATTGATAACGGTCACCATCGCTGGTGTAAGTGAGTATCGACTGGGTCATGCCTTTAACCGTGTAACGGCTAAGTAAACCAGTCTCTTTTCGAGAAAGGAGCACTCCTTCCATCGAACCATTTAGCATATCATCAACAATAAATTTGCTGATGTCGCGAAACGGACTCAATGATGTATGTTGTAATATCATAACATCACCAAAAGGATAAACAGAAAAATTTGCCTCATCTAAAAAGACATTATATCTGTTTGAACCAGCTGTGGTATTAACATCCTCACGAATGATATCTGTTTTACAAGGAAAAAATGGTTTGATCCTGTTATACCAGTGTCGTGGGACAAAGACTAGATTACCTCGGTAACCTAGTCCATTGGTGAAAACTTCTTTACCACATGAAGTCTTAACACCAAAATACACTATATTGAGCTCAATAGCTTTTTCAAGCTGCTCTAGTGTAACTGTGTTTGGAGCGCCACTAAGAGAACTAAGATCTCTATAGTTTACTTTCCAAACATTCTTAGGCTTTTCGACGCTCAAAGATTGAGCACTGGCTCCACTCAATACCATGAGTGATGAGCACTTACGTACTACATAATATATAGTGCCGAGTGCAACAAGTCCGTACAGACTGCGCCGAAGATTTTTGTCTTCACAGTAACTCTGCAACAGAATGCTCTTATCGTGTATTAAACGACATTGCTTGTCTAGCCAAATGTGCCAAGACTCGCATAAAGCGTAAGAAATAAGCCAAGATGGCATATATTTAAACCACCAAGGCAATCGATATAAATTGGGCATACGTTTAAGTTGCGATACTAGTCTGCGAGTCGCCCAATTAGGACGATCGCTATTATATACACGACCAATCATCTTATGTACATTGTATAAAAACCAAGTATATATCATCTGAATTAAAAGCAAAGTGCCTAAAACCCAGCCTATTGGCGTCAATAAATCGACGCCGTCATCATCACGAGTACCAGCTTGTGCTGAGCCACAAGAGCAAAAAACTTTGACAACTTTGCAAGTTGAACAAAAAGGGCTCTGTAAAAAATGATCAACGGACTTCTCAGTCAATCGATTCTGATTGTAATGTGGCTTTTGCACGTGCTCGAACATAAATTTCGATAACTCGGCAAATGACATAACAGGAACATCAGCAGAAGCAACATAAGAGTTCTTCACCTTGTCCCAATAGTAAGGGCAGGAAACTGCACCTGTACTAATATAGCTACGTACACGAAAATCATGTAAATCATGATTCGCGTAACCATCATCTGATAGATCACCACGTAGTTGGGTGCTACCAGGTTTGCAATACTCAGGCTTAACAGAAATCTCAATAAAGATGAAGCGTCTAAATGCTCCACCTTCTTTGCGAAAAATCTTGCTAATTCCAGCATCATATGTATTAGTAGTTGCAATAACATACTTACATAAAAAGGGAATCATCCCTTTATCTTCTAATGCTGCCTGATTTGTAATATACGGAATAGGGTTAATAAGGTAAATGGCCTTCGCCATAGCACCTCCTTTCTTCTGTACATTAATCTCATCTTTGAATTGATCAACATCATCAATGACGCATACTTCATGTGAGACTTTAAACTCAGAAAAGTAATCATCATCTTCGTTGTACATATACTTGAGAGATTGATCATAGCTCTTACCTTCACCTTTGATAAAACGCTCATTTTCATAAGCACAGTGAAGGAATTTATCTATAAGAGCACTCTTACCAATGCCAGGTGTGCCATAAAAGCAAATACCTATAGGAGCCTCTCTATGAGACTCAACATGCAACTTATCCATAGCACGTAATTTAAAACGATTTAAGGAATTTTGTTGATTAGTCAAAAGACTAAGTTTAAAGCGATCTTTCTTGAAATAAGCAATTAGCTTCTTTCCACGCTCTATTGTTACGTCGCATTTGGTAAGATAATCGCGAACTGACATAGTACTTGCCATTGAACTAGGCAAATCACTATAATGTGATAATAGGGTAAAATCCCTATCGTACTCTACGATTTCTTGGTCATCAAGGAAAAATGATGAACGATCGCCAGTTTCGCAGTAATGGGCTATTTTGTCAGTTATGTATATAGCACCTTCGACAATAGCAACAGCTAATTCGACAGGATGCTTGTTATGATATCGACGCACTAACTTTTCATGGTAAATATCTGTAAAACCAAAGAAAGTACTGTCAATACCCATATTGACAAAAAACGGTGTGCATATAACTAAGGAGCAAAAAGCCCCAAACTTATTAGCAAAATCACTGTCCACAACTTTGTCTTTATGAGACAAGGCTGACTTAATATCCTCCAGAAACTTCTTAAAATTAAATTTAGAAAGTTTATCTCCACTTTGAACAGCAACACGATTCCTACGAAGGAATCTATTAATCTGCTGCGGAGGGTTAGAATAAAAGGTGTGAACACCCAATGTCATAGCCATAAATACCATAATATATTTTTGATATTTAAGAACAAATTGGCTATAAGACAAGTTGAGCACATCACGGAAATAAGAATAAATGGCAGCTAAAAAACTAGTCATGCCATTGCACTCTTTCAACCTAACAAATAGATTGCCGTGTGCACAAATGAGATCAAATACGTTAATGTCTTTAGAGCCAAAAACGCCTCTAAAAGATTTTGTGTACTTGAAATTTTCCAAAAATTCAGAAATTTCGGACATATCATGCCCAAATAAATCATGGAAAACACTGCTATCGTTCTCTGATAGACTAATGCTCTCATTATCACTGTCTGGTTTATCCAGACTGTGTGGTGAGGATTTAAATGGTTTCCTCAAACCGTCGACTATATTATTATACATGTCGTCGTTATTTATAGTCCGAGAGGACTCAATAAGCCCCTTTCACGCAGGGGATACGCACTATAAAATGAATAGTGTCTAATGCTCTAGCTGTCATACGGTATGATTCATCGAGTAATCGTCAATTTTAACAATGACACCGCCGTGACTATTAAATTCACGGATTACTACACTAATGTAGTAATAAAAGGGGGGGGAACATTTGCCCTCGAGAAGGCTAGTATAAGCAAATAAGACTCGTCAGGAGAGTCAAACAATTCTCAAGCAAGATTACGAAAATCTAAAAATATCCTGCTAGACAAACTCCAACATAATCTCACACAAGATCATGAGAGAGATTTGAAAAATCAATAGACATCTAGCTAACGCCTTAAATGAAACTTGCGTGAACATTCCTGAACATAGAAATATAAAACTTACCCAGCATAATGCGGGACGGCTGTTGAAACCGCAGCTTAAAAGTTCGTACAGATCAAAAGATCT